TACAAGGAGTAAACTCGTTAAAAAACTTGATACGGTATTTAGTCAGTATATAAGATTATCAAATGCGGACAACAATGGATATTGTACTTGTGTTACTTGCAATAAGACGTTCTTTTGGAAAGAGATCCAAGCAGGGCATTTTATGAGTAGAAAACATTATTCTATACGTTGGGATGAACGTAATGTTAAACCTCAATGTGTAGCCTGTAATGTATATAGGGCAGGTGAACAATATAAATACAGTTTATATCTTGGTAATAACTTGTCTAAAAAGCTACTTAAAGAAAGTAGGGAACTACGTAAATTTACAAATATCGAGTTAGAAGAAATGATTGCTGACTATAGTGATAGACTGAAAAAACTTACTTGATAATTCTTGTATATTGTTCTTTGTTAAAAGGGGTAGGATTAAGTTCTTACCCTTTTTTGTTTTTATTAATATTTTTTTTGTAACTTTACAATATGGAACAATTTATACACGAAGCTGAACTGATTGGAAGCCAATTAGAACAGCAATATTACGAACAACAGTTAGAACAATTAAAAGAACAATTAATTTTAAGTTATGAAAGAAACAAGTATTAATCAAAAGCTATTTAATCTACAACAAGAGATAGGTACAATTAGTAAGGATGCAAGTAATCCTTTTTACAAGTCAAAGTATTTTGACATTAATTCTCTAATCAACCAACTAAACCCTTTACTAAAGAAGCACAGGTTACTTCTATTGCAACCAATAGAGGAAGATTGTGTATATAGTAAACTTATTTGTATTGATGGAACAGGAGGCGTTATATCGGCTTTAAAACTTCCTGAAATAAACGACCCACAAAAGTTAGGTTCTGCTATTACATATTATAGAAGATATACTTTAGCTTCACTTCTTGGTTTACAAGCTGTAGATGATGATGCTAATGTAGCGAGTGGAGTAACTGAAGATAAGAAATGGTTAAACCAAAACACACCTGAATTTAGTAAAGCAATAGAATTTATAAAAGGTGGAGGTAGCGTAGAAGCTATTAAAAGCAAGTATAAGGTATCTAAAAAAGTACAGGATGAACTTGCAAAATTGTAGAATTAAAAAAGTATATTACACAACTAAATATAATAATCAATCAATAAAAGTAGAAATATGGAAATTACAGGAAACATCAAACTTATTCAAGAAGTTGAGTCAGGAACTTCTAAAGCAGGTAACGAATGGCAGAAGAGAAGCATCCTTTTAACAACTGAAGGAGATTACGCACAAGATTTACCTATTGATTTTTGGGGTAAATCAGTATCTGCATTAGAAAATTTTCAGGAAGGCAATCCTGTTAAAGTTTATATAAATTTAAAAAGCAGAGAAAACAATGGTAAGCATTATCCAAGTATAAACGGATGGAAGATTGAAAACAATATACCAGAACACACTAATCAGGATCAAAACCCTGCAAGAGAAGAAACAGCAGGTCTACCATTTTAATTAACTAAGGGGATTAATTTCCCCTTTTTTTATACTTTTAAATGAGAAAACTAAAAGATGGAGAAGAAATGCCTATTGATTTTTGGAACTACAAAGTAAATCCAATCGTAGGTTATTACGTTGAAAAAGAAGAGGGGCAAACAATAGCAATGGAAAAAAAGTACAATAGTATATGATAGCACAGGCAAAGAAATTACAAGACAAGATATTAGACATTAAGTACGGAAGAGTAAAAGAAGGTATTAAAATAGGTGTACCAGAGATTGACGAGCATATAAGGTTCAAAAAAAACTTATTAATAGCTATTGGACACGCGAACGTAGGTAAAACTACGACTCTTATATACTTTTATGTATTATGGGCAAAGCTACACGATTTAAAGTTTGTTATATGGTCAAGCGAAAATACACCTGAATCAATACTTAGAAAGATTATTGAGTTTAGAATGGGTAAGCCTATACAAGTAGCAACTGATGAATTAATTAGTAAGGCTGTTGAATGGGCTAATAAACATTTTAAAATAATTGACGTTGAGGATATGTACACCTATAAGAGTTTATTAAAAGAAGCACAACAAATTAAAGAAGCTTGGAATTACGATGGCTTATTAATAGACCCTTATAACAGTTTAGCTAAGGATGCTGCTATATTAAAGATGGTAGGTAACGCACACGAATACGATTATCAAGTATTAACTGAACTTAGAATATTTACTAAAAAAAATAAAGTTCAGGTTTGTGTAAATGCTCACGGAGTAACAAGTGCTTTAAGGCAGGTTCATTATTCAGGACACGAATATGAAGGGTTAACTAGACCATTAGCAATGAGTGATGCAGAAGGCGGTTCTAAAATCAGTTCACGCGCTGACGATATTTGGTGTATCCATAGGTATGTAGCACACCCAACTGATTGGATGTATAGTAATATACACGTCTTGAAAATAAAAGAAAACGAAACAGGGGGTAGACCTACTACATTTGAACAACCTATTCAATTGAGAATGAAAAAGAATAATGTAGGTTTTGAATACTTAGGCAAAGATTTAATACATAATGAAAACAAAATACAAAAACTAAACGTATGATATTCATAGGGCTTTTATTAATAGTGGCATTTACTTTTTTGATTATTGGTCAAATTAAAAGTGCAGAAATTATAATAAGCCCTATTAAAGGTGTAATGTTTGGCTTTTTATATCACAAAGAACAATACGAACAAGAAGATGAGATTACCTTACAATGTTTGTTAGGTATAATTAGTATTAATGTGATATGGATAAACCGACTGAATGGCTTGCAAAAGTAGCTGAAAGACATAGCGAATGGATAGCTATTGTAAAAAGTTTTAGTGAATATGATTTTGCCGAAGATATTGTACAAGAAATGTATTTGACGATATATAAGTATGCAGATGAAAACAAAGTTATTAGAAATGGTATCGTTAGCAGGGGTTATATTTACTTTTGTTGTCGTAGTCTTTACTATCAGTATTACAACTCTAAAAAAAAGATTAGTAAAGTTTCTATTGATGATGAAGAGTTTACCATACAAATTCCAGACGATAATCAAATGGATGAGCAAGTAGCATTTCATAAAATCTGTACAATGATAGATGACCATATAGAGGGATGGAGATGGTATGAAAAAAAGCTATTTACACTTTACAGAGATACAGATTTAAGTATAAGGGGTATAGCAGCAGAAACTAATATTAGTTGGGTAAGTATATTCAATTCACTAAAGCACGCTAAGCAAGAAATAAAAAACCAGTTTACTGAAGATTACTTAGACTATAAAAATAAAGATTATGACAGAATTTAAAGGAGACAAACGCACTAAAGAGTACAAGGAGTGGAAAGCTAAACACGCACAATCAAGCCAAGGCTTAGGCGATACTGTTGAGAAGATAACAAAAGCAACAGGAATAAAGAAAGCAGTAAAGTTTTTAGCTGGTGAAGATTGTGGTTGTGATGAAAGAAAGGTTAAATTAAATGAAATGTTTAGGTACAAAAAACCAGAGTGTTTAACAGAGCTGGAGTTTGATTTAATTAAAGTGGCAGTAGAAACTAAAAAGAATAAGTGGACTCCTGAAGAGCAGGAAACGTACAAAAACATTTACGAGAGAATATTTAAAACTAAAGTTGAATGTACGCCTTGCAGTTTTGGAAAGGTAGTTTGGAAAGACTTACAGGCAGTTTATAACCAATACCTTTGAAAGAAAAAGACCTTTTTGAATATTTACTAACTTGCTGCTATCCTGATTTGGTTAAGGCTAAAAGCCAGATGAGTAGGTGGGATTGCTACAGCCCTAAAACATACCACAGGATAGAATTAAAATGCAGAGGTAAGTATTACGATACTTTGCTAATTGAAAAGAAAAAGTACGATGCTATGATTGCAAAATGCGATGACAATTTAGATATACCTATGTACATAAATTATACACCAAAAGGAATATATAGATTTAATTTGTATATTGTTAAGCCAGTTTGGGAAATACAATATCATAATAAGACTACAGAATTTGCAAACACAAATAAAATACCTAAA